GTGGCGGTTCTGCCAGCTGATCCGCCTGCTGCTGCTCACCGGCTGCAGGTTGCGGGAGATCCTGCACGCGCGGTGGGCCTGGGTGGACTGGACCGGCGGGCGGCTGATCATCCCGGCGGAGCACCACAAGACAGGCCGCAGGACCGGCAGGGCCAGGCGGGTGCTGCTGGTGCCGCGCGCGCTGGAGATCCTCGAGCAGCTGCGCGACCGCCACCCGCGCGACGGAGCGGACTGGGTGATCGCCGGTGGTCGCCCGGGCCAGCCGCTCGGTGGGTATCACACGCTCTGGAAGGAGCTGCGCGATGAGGTCGGCCTGGAGGACTGCCGACCGCACGACCTGCGGCACACGTTCGCCAGCTACGGGCTGAGCGCCGGGCATGGCCTGGACGTGATCGGCCAGCTGCTGGGGCACGTGAGCCTGCAGTCGACGCGCCGGTACGCGCACTTGATCGAGGACGCGGGCCGGGCCGCGGCCGCGCGCGTGAGCGACGACCTGGGAGTGTGACCGCAGGGCACACTTATCACCCAGATCGCTTGCGCTGCAGTCGATGTCTTATTGCGAATGACTGAGAATGGCCGATTGTGAACGGATGTAACGACGGCCAGTGTGACACCTGTGGAAATCGAGTTGTCCACAAGAACGCTCGTACCAGTTCGGCCAGATCCCAGTTGCCGCAATGTATCTCGGCGGTGATACGCCTGAACCATCCGGCCTCATTCGGTATCAACGCGCTACCAATCCTGTAATGCCTTGTGCCAGTTGAGCCCGATCGCGTGTGCGAGCGGTGTGCCAGTTCGTGCTGATGATGCCACTTGCTCACCGGCACACGCCAGGCCAGAGCCCTTGCGCTGCAGCCGATCTGGCCGATCTTGGTACGCCCGTATCAACCGCATCGGCGCCGCATGGTGCAGCGGCCTGAAGCACATTGGAGCGGTCCACCGCACCACCCCCCATGGGCGTCATCGCTGACTCACTCCGCGCCTCGCTCCGCGAGATGGCCGCCGCCGACGCGCGGCTCTACCGCGGCCTCGCCGCCGAGCTGGCCGACACGCCGGCCGCCCGGCCGGCGCTCCCCGCCGACGAGATCGCGGCCGCCATCGCGCTCCTCGAGCGCCACGGCTACACGGTCACCCGCCCCTGAGCGGGCCACACACGGGGCGCCACACGGCGCCCCCACCGACACCCCCCCGGAGGCCGCCATGGCTGACACCACCACCGACATCGCCGCCCTGGAGGCGGAGATCGCCGCCATCGAGGCGGAGCACGTCGCCACCACGGCGCGGGTGAGCGCGCTGCTGGCAACCGGCAGCGTGGCCGCCCGCCTGGCGGACTGCCGGGTGATGGCCCAGCTGGCTGAGCGCGAGCTGGCGGTGCAGGAGCGCTACCAGCGCCGCATCGCGCGCGCCATCGACGCGCTCTGAGCGCTGCCTGCGGCCGACTGCCGGCGATAGCCTCGACCCGACAGAGCTCAGTCCCCTGCGTGCACGGCTGGGCCATCACGAACACCCCCCAGGCCTCTGCTCGCACGCCCAAACAGGGGGGTCACTCTTTCACCCCCCCCATGACCACCCCCACCGACCGCGAGGCCGCCATCCAGGCCGCGCTTCGGCGCAAGCGAGCCGATTCCTCCCGCCGCTCGCGCCTGCGCCGGCAGGGCCTGCTGGAGCCGCTGCCGCACTGCCCACGCTGCGGCGCCCGGTGCTGCACCGATCGGTGGCTGCCGCTGTGCTCGGTGTGCGCCCGGCGCCTGGGGCACGACGGCGGCCACAGCCGCCTGCGCGCGCGCCAGCAGCGCAAGCCCCGAGCGCTGGTGCTACTGGCGGATCAGCTGCTGGCCGAGCTGCGCGCCGAGGCCCGCCAGGAAGCCGGCCTGTGACGCTCACCATCGACGCCCTGCTGGCGCTGCGGCACCGCGTCCCCGATGCCGTGCTGCTCGACTGCGCCGATCTGGCCCGTCTGGTGGAGCCGCCCTGCACGATCCCCACGCGCGTCCTGCGCGAGCACTGGTGCTGCCACCAGTCCAGCGTCAGCCGCCGCCTGCGGCATCTGTGGGAGGCAGAGCTGCTCGACTATTGCGCCGGCCGCGGGGCCTACCACGTCCGCCGCATCGGGCCGCCTGTTACGAAGTGCGACAGCACGCCGCCGACCGGCTGAACCAGTCGGTACGGTGAGCGCATCGGCAGGCCGAGCGCGCCGCCGACCACACCCCCATCGCCCGGCACTGGCCGGTTTCATCCAATGACCACGACCACCGTCCTGCGCACCCTGCGCACCATCTGCACCGTCACCGGCCTGGCCCTCCTGGCCGCCGCCCGCTTCATCTGGGCCCACCGCGCGGAGATCCGCGCCGCCCTGGTCCGCGTCGCCGCTGCCCTGATCCTCGCCGCCCAGCTCGCCTACGAGGCCGGCTGCTGGACCCGTCGCACCATCGAGGCCGTGAACCAGCGCTCCACCGCGCTGCTGCCCCAGCAACCGCTGCCCGCTGTCGCGCCGATCACCGCCACCCTGCAGGCCGCACGCGAGGCCCTGGCGCGGCTGATCGCTCGCCTCTATCCCCAGCCGATCAACGCCTGATCGAGAGCACAGCGGCCCGGTGCCCCTTCAGGGCCGCTACACTCTCGATGGGTGCCGTTAGGGACGTGGCCCCGGGTTGCAGCCCCGGGGCTTTTTCATGCCCACAGCTCGCGCGGGTCCTTGCCGGTCGCCATCATCCGGCTCAGCCGCTCGGCACGCTGGCCCACCTGGCCGGCCCACCGGCTGTCGAGCATCATCGTCGCCGCCTGCTGGTACTGGCCGGCCTCGACGGCGGCCAGGGTCTTCTTGAAGTTCAGCAGCCCGACGATGCCCAGGTTGAAGGCCATGTCGAGCAGCACCCGCTGGCGCACGTCGTCCAGGCGCGCGACCCACGGCAGGGTGCGCTGCAGCTCCCGCTCCATGTCGGCGATGTCGTTGGCCAGCAGCATCGCGGACTCGGCGGCGGTGATGCCGCGATCCTCGAGGTTGCGGCCCACGCCGATCGTGAGCTTCCCAGCGGTGCAGCGGTAGGGCTTCAGCCGCTCGCCTTCATGCAGGCGGAGCTGGCGCACCATCGCGTCGCGGTCGATCATTTGCCGCGCAGGCGATCGAAAGGGCTGCGGGGCTTCGGCTGCGGCTCATAGGGGTAGGCCCGCAGGGCAGCGGACAGGATGAGCTGCAGCACGCTGTTGGAGCGCAGCTTGCTCATTCCGATGATCTCGCTGATCACGAACAGGCCGAAGCCGATCGCGGCCTCATGCTGCGTCAGGTCGATGTCCATGTGGTTCCTCCTTCAGGGTTGAGCAACGATCGCCCAGCCGGTGCCGGGCCCCTCGACCATCCAACGACGGGCGAGGTTCTGACGGGAGTAGCGCAGGCGTGCCCCCCAGTTGTTGACGTAGGCGCCGTTCAGCAGGTCCAGCTCGCCGAACGGATCGTGGACCGTGATGTGGGTGGCGTCGTATCCGATGGCGCAGATCCAGTGGCCGCCGCCGGTTGGTGCCGAGACGAGGCCCTTGTGCAGGATCCCGATCGGGACCGGAATGCCGCGGTCGATCTGCCCCTCGATCGTCTTCCAGTCCGCCTTCTGGGTGAAGGTGGCGGTGATGCCGAAGCTGGCGAGCGCCTTGAGCTGTGCCGTCGCGTCGGTGGTGTCGCCGAAGCGCAGCACCCGGCCCAGGTAGGTGTCGTCGCCGTTCGGGCCCTGGAGGGTGCCAGGCTTCAGCGTCTCGAGGAGCATGGCGCAGCTGGAGCTGAAGCACATGCGCAGGGCGTGCTCCGTCGCGCTGTCGCGCTGGCTGAAGTACGGCACCCGCAGCGGGTTCGTCAGCTGCCGCGGCGTCTCCTGCTTGCCGCCGGCCCTCCACGTCTCGTACCAGGTGGCGTCGCGCTTCTTCAGGCTCGCCGGCACCGCCTCCCAGAACTGCTGCACGGCGGCCCGCTGATGGGGGAGACCCTTCCAGTTCTCGAAGAACGGAACGAGGTCAGGGATGAGCTGCTCATCGCTCATTGGCCTGCGCTGCAGGGGGCTCGCCGAAGTGTAGGCGCGGGTCGATCGCCTGCCATAGCAGCGGAGCGATGATGCCCACCATCACAGCCAGGATCACACCCTGGGCCACTCGCTTCTCCAAGTCGTTCAGCCTGCGGAACGCTTCCGCCA